ATCAAGGTCACCGTGTCGGGGCCCTCATCGAGGATGATGTCGACGTCCAGCTCGCCGATCGCGTTCGACAGCATCGGCATGCCGGTCGCCGGGTCGACCGAGATCAACTCGTTGATCTGCACGAATTGCGGCTCGCCCTGCGCGTCGGTGACCCTGATCCAGCGCTGGTTGGTCCAGTAGCGCTGCGCGGTGTGGAACAGCGAGCGATAGACGCGGACCTTCCAGGCCCGCAGGTTGAGCATGTAGGGCCCTAACTCGGCGATGCCGGCCTGCTGCACCAGCGCGATGGCGCGGCCGCTCGAGCCCGCGTTCAGGCCTTGCTGGCCGCCGGCGAGCGCCGGGTTGGGACCGAAGTTCTCGATCTCCTGCGCGGCGTCGCGCATGAACTCCAGCTGGCCCATGACCGCGGCCTGCTTGGCCTGATCATCGAACCTGATGTCGTCCAGGCTGTTGTTGACCAGTACGATGCCGTCGGCGCGAGCTGCTTCGCGTCGCATCGCCTCGACGTTGCCGTCGGCGATCGCGGCCTTGGTGGCGATGATGCGGCGGTTGTTCAGCTCGTGCAGGCCCTTCGATCGGCGCTGGTTCACCTCGTCCTGCGCGCTCTGCAGGTTGCGCGGGAAGCCGTAGCGGTCGCCGTCGTGATCGACCTGCGAGGAGAACATCAGGTACTTGCAAAACTCCTTGCCGTCGTCATCGAAGAACGGCGAGGTGCCTTGCTTGAGGATCTTGGAGCCGGTGAACAGCGCCCAGCGCCAGCCGCCCTTCGATTTGTACCAGATGTCGACCAGCCGCACCTGCTTGAAGTCGCCGTCGGTCTGAAACCATTTCACGTCGCGATCGCTGCCCGAGTTCAGCTCGCTGCTGCCGTCGACCGCGGCCGCGATGTCGTCGGCCATGTCGGGCAGCAGCTCCTTGAGCATCTCCTCGTCCACATACTTGCCCATGCCGAGGTAGCGGGCGTCGGAAAAGTCGTGCTTGAACGAGCGCGGGTCGTAAAAAAACCCGTCGTTGTCGACGGGTCGGAAGATCACATCGTAGTCGGGCTCCATGGGTGGACCGCCGTTATGGCCCATACCCGGCCCGCCACCGCTCTGCCGCGCCGGTGGTCGCGTCTTGAGGTCAAGCTCGATGCCGGCGAGGCCGTCGACCGCCGCCATCTCGGCAATCAGCGGCGAGATTTCGTTCCAGTGGTTGGCGTCCATCAGATAGCGCAGCACCGCGGTGGCGAGGTCGGCACCCTGCTGATGCCTCGGCGTGCGCGGGAACGCCTTGGGATCCTGCTTGAGCCGCTCGACCAGCCCGACGATGCCGTCGATCTTGCGGCCGATCTTGTTGTAGGTCACCACCGGCTGCTTGCGGTCGTTGAGCGCCTTGACCTGATCGGCGGTCCACTGCGCGCCGTGCCGGTAGCGGCGCGCGTTCTGCTGCTCTTGGATCTCCAGCACCTTGTTGTCGAGGTAGGTGTCGTAGGCTTGGACGCATTTCTCCAGCTTCCACGAGCCGTCCTCCTCGACCATGGACTGGTCGCCCGTATTGCCGGCCGAGCCACCCTGCGTGTACCCGCCCATAGCAGTTGCGACCGCATTCACCATGGTGTGGCCCTCAGTACTTTTGGCGCCCGATCGACATTCCGGGCGGGATCGCGCCCGGATCAGGCGGCAGCACGCCGGTTGGGCTCATGCCGGACCCCATCGGGCCAGCCGGGCCGTTCAGACCGGGCGGCATCGGCGGCGGGCCGCCGGCGGCACCCTGCGCACCCGCGGGGCCAGTCGGGCCGTTCATGCCGGCCGGTGGCGGGGGAGGAGGCTCGCCACCAGTCGGGCCCTCGGGCGCGCTGATGGTCGAGGCAAAGATGCCCATGAGTGGCCCGACCTGACGCTGCTCCTCGGGTGTGAGCGTGTTGATGAAGGCAGCGAACTTCGCCTCGATCGGCGGGGGTGGCGGGCCACCGGCACCGCCGACCATGGGCGGGCCCGGCATCGCTCCTGGGAGCAGCGGCATGGTCAGTCCTTCCAGGGGTTGGATGCCGAGCCGTTCTCGGCCTTGCGGGCACGCTCGGCCAGTGCGCCCCAGGTGCGCGGGAACTCTCCCGCCAGCGAGGAGATGGGGCTATCCCACGGGGCATCTGCGACATCTGGGATCCCATGTTCCGCGCCGTACAACGCGCATGGACACTCGGTCCACGGCATCCAGTGATACACAGCGTCCGGGTCTTTGCTTTCGAGCCACAGCAGGATGTGCGCGCGCGTTCCGATCTCAGGTCTGCTCAACATGGTCTGTCCTTTCTGGGCTTGTCCCAGCTTTAGACGGCTCGGGATCGAGCCGGATCATTTCGAGCGCGGCCGCGCAATCGACCAGCTGCCGGGCGAACACCGCCTGCGGGTCGGGGCCGTGGCAGAGCACGGTGCCGCCGGCGCCGAGCGCGGCCAGGACGCGGTTGATGGCGTCGGTGCGGGTCATGGGGGTTCTCGGATTAGAAGGCCGATAAATCCGAAATGGCATTATCGGCCTTTATCGGCCTTATCGGCGAGCTTCTGAAAGGGGCTTCCAGTCCCCAGACCTTCCGCCACCAAAAAGGGGGTGTTTAATCGCTAGTAAATACGCCAATCACCGGGCTGCTCGCGGCTCTGCACCGGGGCGTAGCCCGAGATGTCGCCCGGCTTGGGCGCCTCGATCGTCTTGGCCCACGGGCGTGACATACAGGCATACCTAGCCGTGTCCCCCGCGTGATCCTCACTATCAGTGTAGATATCCTCGTGGTGGTCGGGATCGTGCTGCAGGAGCGGGATGGTCCTGATGCTGTCCACCGCTGTGGAAAACCAGACGATCATTGCCCGGCCGTCGTCGTCACCGACCAGCCGCGCGCGCAATGCGTTCCAGCCGCCCATCGAGCCTTTCTGCCTCACGCGGGCGTTGTCGGCCCGGCGGAAATAGACCTTGCCGCCCGAGCCCGTTGCCATCGCCTCGGCGATCGAGGGGCCGCCGTCCTCGGCGAAGGCCGATGGGTCGAGCACGCCGTAGGAGATTTCCTCCCCCTTTTCCCTGGCAGATATCTCCTGTCCGACGGCGCCGGCGTGCATCTTGAGCCCGATATTGGGCTGGCCGGGCTTCTGCCCATACCACTCGCGGTAACAGACCATCGCGCCGCGCGGCAGAACGACGTTTTTGCCCGGTACCGTAAAAACGTCGGTCGCCACCGCCCACCACTGCACGCAGAACGGCGAGGCCGAGCCCCAGTCCATGGCCCGGAACCGCATCCAGTCCTTGGGGATCGGGAACGGCTCGATAACGTGCCGCCCGGTGTCCCACTCCTGAAAGAAGGCGCCCAGTGTGACCGAAAAGTCACCCTCCAGCCATGCCCGCACCAGCTCGGGGCTACCGGCCGAGCGCAGCTGCGCCCGGTAGGCTTGGCCGTCGATGTAGACGTTGTTCGAAACCTTCGACGGGATGTAGATGCGCTCCAGGCCGGTCAGCGGGTCGGTCAGGATGCGATTTCCGAGCGGGGCGGGGTCCACGTAGCGGTGCTTGATCCAGTGATGCCCAGGCCCGCCTGGATTGCCTGTAAGGCGCATGCCGACGGGCGTGCCCGAACCACTGCGGAGCGTGGCGAACAGCTTGAACACCGGCGCCGGGCTCGGGAAGTTGCCCGCCTCCTCGATGTAGATGCGGGTGTAGCTATGGCCCTGGTACAGCTCGGCGTCACTGTCCCTTTCCAGATAATTAAACTTGAGCCGGGCGCCGCGGGGATCGCGCCAGAATTTCTCGGTTTCGTTGAAGGTCCACCCGAGCGGCCCGAACACCTGCCGCGAGCGCTCTATGATATCAATTAATTCGGTGCGGGTGCGCCGCAGCATCAGGCCGTTGGCGTTGAGCCCGTAGCGGTTGGCGTGGACCATCCAGTCGCCCAACACCCCGTCGCTTTTGCCGCCGCCGCGAGCGCCGCCGAAGAAGATTTCGAACACATTGCATTGCAGCAGCGCCCACTGAGCGTAATTGCTGCCGGGGCTCCAGATGACCCGCTCGACCGGCTCCGCGAGCATTCAATGCGGGCCCCCACCGTTCCCGGTGATCGCCGGCAGGTCGAGGTGGTTGCCGCCGTACTTGGCGAGCCACTCCTCGCGGGTGAGCACCGGCGGCAGCTCGACCACGTAGCGCACGTTGACCTCGCCGTTGACCACGGTGTTGGACAGGTCCGGCACGCATTTGCGCAGCAGGATCTCGGCCGCCTTGATCTGGGTGGCCGTCATGCATTCCTTCTCGACGTGGGCGTGCAGCCGCCCGACCAGCCACTGCACCTTGATCAGCTGGCGCACCTCGTCGGGGTGGAACGGCAGCTTGCGCTTGCCGGCTTTGGACTTGGCCATGTGTCCCCCTTTAATTAAAGGCCGCCGCGGCCGCCGAGCGCCATGCCGCCGAGCAGCGAGCTTACCCCACCGGGGTCCACCTCGGCGCCGGTGCGCGCGTCGCGGAATGTGCCGGTCTTGGGGTCGAAATAGGTCTGCCCGCCCATGGTCTGGCCGGTGTTCTCTGCCGGCGACAGCGCGCCGAGCAGCCCGAGGTTGGGGTTGGAAAACTCCATCGACAGGTTGGAGAGGTCCAGGCCGCGGCTCTCGGGCGCCTCGGTCTGGCCGCGGCCAGTTGTTGGCGCGGCGTCGCGGCCGTAGGGCGCCTCGTTCTGCTGCGAGAACGGGTTGGCCGCATCCTTGCCGTACGGGGCGGCCTGCGTTGCCGGGGTTGCCGGAGGCGCCCCGCGATCTCCGATCACAGACATGGCCTCCTGCTGCGCGGCGATTGCCGCCTGCGTCTGCGCCTCATTCATCGACATGGCAGCTTCAACAGCGCCGGTGATGCCCTCGTTGCCGCCCTGGTAGCCGCCCTGGCCACCCTTGCCGCTGCCTTGCTGGCCGGTCTGGCCGTGGGTGCTTTCGGCAGCGGTCTGCCCGGTCTGGCCCACATTGCCGGGGTCGCCGCGGCCAGCCTGGGCCGCATCCAGCCCGGCAAAGCCGAGCGCGCCATACGCCGCCGGTGCGCCGATGCCCAGGTCACCGAAGGCCGCGCCGGTGAAGCCGCCGGGGGTGCCCGTCAGGCCCTGATTGCCGAAGCTCGTGGCCCAGCCGGGAGCACCACTCAAGTCGCCGAGCGAGCCCCAGCTGCCTGCCGGGC